CCTGAAGAAATTTCACAAGATTCATGGGATAAATGGAATTCTTACATGATACATAGATATGTATCTATGAATATGGATTACATAGATGTAGTAAACTATGTTCAAAAGGTCAATCCACAAAGTAAGAAACAAATTTATTCTATTTATCGCGAAATGTTACCAAAAAGAAAAGTCTACCTCAAGTATGTTAAAAACGAAAACAAAAGAAATTATCAAGAACTAGCCGAATATATTGCTGACTACCTAGAATGTAGTTTAGGTGAAGCAGATGAATATATTGATATTTTACAAGATCATGGTGTACGAGGTATTCTTTGGAAAATGGGTGTAGAAGAAGACGAAACCGAAAAGTTAATTAAAAAAGCAAAGTTATGAGCTATCTAACAGAAATGTTACGTAAATCAGCTGAAGCAGAAAAAGCTAAAGCATTATTAACCCTAGACTTACTAGAAAATAGTCCAGCAGGAATTGGTGATCATTCAACAGAAGATTTTTATAAAAATGCTGAAGAAGCACTTGCTATGTTAGCTGATGCTGATGATAAACTAGAGGCTATTGACAAATATATGATTAAAAAACAAGTTATATAATGGATTTGAATGGTTTTGATTGGGGGTGGATGGATCGTCCTATATTAAATAAAGAAGGACAAGAAATTTTTTGGCTAGGTAAAGAAGGTAAAAAAGAACAAATCCCACTTGGATTATACCATAAAGAATCTATTATTCAAGAAATTTTTAATGAAAAAATTTATGAAAAATATCATGAAGTTCAAGAAGGTGATATTGTTCTAGATATAGGAGCTAGTGTAGGCCCCTTTACATATTCTATTTTAGAAAAAAATCCATCTCATATATTTTGCATTGAACCTAGTAGTAATGAATTTATTTCTTTAGCTAAAAACGTAGGTACTCAATCAAATACAACTCTTATAAATAAAGGTATTACTTCTACTAATGGAATAGTAGAAACTAATATGTTATTTGGGGGCGAAAATGAAATGTTAGGTATTACTTTTAAAGATCTTATTAAAGAAAATAATATTGATAAAATAGACTTTTTAAAAACTGATTGTGAAGGAGGAGAATATGATATATTTAATATTGAAAATTTTTGTTGGTTAAAAGATAACCTAGGGGTAGCAGTAGGTGAATGGCATCTTTCTACACCGGAATTAAAACAAAAATTTAGAGAATTTAGAGATGTTTTTCTTAGATTATTCCCTAACCATCAAATTTATTCTTTAAATGGAATTAATATTAAATGGGACCTCTGGAATGAACATTTCATTGAGTATTATAATGAAGTTATAATTTACATAGATAATAAATATGAATCCAAATCACATTGATCTCCCAGGAACTCCAATTGAGTTAGAAGGTGAAATTATAGGTTATATAGATAATAAAAAAGAAGTTATGTCAGAAGAAACAGTTAAATATGGTCTTACAGCTACAGAAATCGTTAAAAAAGAGTATCCTCACATTCATGCTGGCTATATGGCTATCATGGAAGAGCAGTTGGAGCTATTTAGCCGTAAACATCTTGACTACGGTATGCATAACATTACTGCTGGCACTAGCCTTGCTACTGAAGAGGAGAGGTCTTTTGCTCTTACAGGGTTATGGTATCGAATGAGCGATAAGATCAATCGCTGGAAGAACTTGATCATTAATAACAGAGGAGTTAACAACGAACCTCTATCAGACACATTCCAAGACATCTGCAACTATGCTATTATTTGTCAGTTAGTTCAACAAGGTAAATGGAAAAAATAAAGTTATGGCTAACGGGATTTACAAAATTACAGAAGATTTTGAAAAAGCACTAGCAGACTATACAGGTGCTAAATATGCTGTAACCTTAGATAATATGTCTAATGGTTTATTTCTTGCTCTATATTACGAGCATTATATAAACAAAAGTATTAAAACCGATACTATTACTATCCCAAACAGAACTTATCCTTCTGTACCTTGTGAAATTATTCATGCTGGTTTAAAAGTAGGGTGGAAACCCGTTAACGGGGAAACATTAACGGGAGCTTACCCGTTAGAGGGTTCTAATGTGTGGGATTCTGCTTTAACTTTTACAGCAGATATGTACAAACCTAAAACACATATGTGTGTCTCATTTACAGGTCCATACAAACACTTTAAACTAAGTAAAGGCGGGGCTATTCTAACCGATGATTTGAAAGCATACCATTGGTTTAAACGCGCTCGTTACTCTGGTAGACGTGAATGTTCTTATCACGATGATAATTTAGATATGTTAGGTTGGAATTTTTATATGATGCCTGAATTAGCTGCCCGTGGATTACTTTTAATGAATCAATTCTATAATATGGATGGTAGTAAAAAACATCAAGATGATTTAACCCTACCTTACCCAGATTTATCACAATTTAAAGTATATAATCAATAAAATAGAAAATGAAAAATTACAAATACACCGAAAATTGGTTCAATTCTACTGATTTAGAACAATTTCTACCATTAAATACTCAAGACGAACTTCATATATTAGAAATAGGTTCTTTCGAAGGTAAAAGTACAATTTGGTTCTTAGAAAATGTTCTCCAAAACCCTAATTCAACTATTACGTGTATAGATCCTTGGACTAGTTACTCTCAGGATTTAAATAGTTTTAGTAGTTATAATCAAATTGATACTGAATGGAATTTTAAAAATCATAAAAATACGTTTTTACATAATATTAAAGAATCTGAACTAGAAAACAAAGTAATAATCAATCAGGGAATGTCACATGAGATATTACCTCAATTAATAACACAAAATAAAAAATTTGATATCATTTTTATAGACGGTAACCATGTTGCTCCTTTTGTTCTCTCAGATGCTGTGATGAGTTGGTATTTACTTAATACAAATGGAATTATAATATTTGATGATTATTCTTGGGGAAATCAAGATCAACGATCTCCTAAACCTGCAATAGATTCTTTTATATATAGCTTCTCAGACTATTGTGAAATAATATGGGAAGGTTATAGAAAAGCGATAAAAAAAATATAATGAAACTAGCATTATTCGGTTATGGTGGACACGCTCGAGAAGTAGCATGCCAAATAGATCAAGAAGTTACATTTTTTGTAGATGATGAATATGCAAATAATATTGCTAAACCAATCTCAAAATTTAATCCTGAGGAATACTTAATGATGGTTGCTGTAGCTGATAGCAAAGATAGAGCTGATATTGTATCTCGTTTACCTAAAGAAACTAAATATTTTACTTTTATTCATCCTACAGTTCAAATTATGGATGATAACATTGAGGTAGGAGAAGGGAGTTTTATTGGTGCAAATTCAATTTTAACTACTAATATTAAATTAGGTAAACATGCTTTATTAAATCGTGGTAACCATATTGGTCATGATTGTTTTATAGGTGATTATTTTAGTGCTATGCCCAATGCTGTAATAGGAGGTAATGTTTGGATTGATAATAAAGTTTACTTAGGAAGTTGTTCTAATATTAGAGAAAAAATTAAAATTGTAGCCAATACTACTATAGGAATGAATGCTGCTGTTGTAAAAAATCTTACTGAATCTGGAACTTATGTAGGTATTCCTGCTAAAAAACTAAAATGAAAGACTTAATTACAATTTTTACTTATTGCCCTGATGATAAAAGGAAAAAAGTATTACTAAATCTACTAGAAAAACTACAAGAAATTAGAAATGACTTTGATATTTTATTAGTATCTCACTCAAACATCTCTGAATTGAGTTATGATATGGTAAACTATTTTTATTATGATAAAGAAAATAAATTACTAACAGATTTTGATCTAAATAATGATTTTTGGTTTAAAAATAACTCATTTAGTATAAATTCAACTTGTGTATATCCTCACAGCACACATTTAGCAATTTATAGTTTACTTTATTATACTTTTAATTTTGCTAATTATAAAAAATATAATAAAGTTCATTGTATTGAGTATGATATTAATCTTCCTTCTACTGACTTAATTTATAATGTAAATGAAACTTTAGATAATTATGATAATGTAATGTTTAAAGGTGAGAATGGTTGGGTACATGGAACTTATTTTTCATTTAAAATAGAAGGCTTACCCAAAGAATATTTTACTTATAATGAAGATTCTATATTAGAATCACTTAGAAATAGTAGTACAAAAATGACAGAAAACCTTACCCCAAGACTATTAGCAGTAAATAAAAGAACTACTTTCTATGAACCCTTATCAAAATTAAACTCCGAAGGAATATTTCAAAAAATAGATAGCCATGATAATCAAAATCTAAATTGGTGTGTGCCGGTTTATAATAAGGATACAAACGATTTATCTTTTTTTATTTGGAACTCAAACGGAGGAAAATATAATGTTGATATTTTATATAATAATAACCACATAAATCTAAAAACAATACATAAAAATACATGGAGTTTGACAAAATTAGGTAATATAGATTCTATTAATAATATTACTGTATTAGTTAATAATAAAATTAAAAAACAAATCACCCTAAACTCAGATAATATAGAAAAATTTAAGTTACATAATTTTATTAAATATAAATAAAAAATAAATCTATGAAAATAATTGAAACGTTTAACCCAGAAAATAAAATCCCATTATTTAAAGTATTTATGGCAGATACCGCTGCCCCTGAAGTAACTAAAGTATTAGAAAGTGGTTATATTGGACAAGGTCCAAAAGTAGATACTTTTGAGGAGGATCTAAAACAATATTTTGGTAATGATTATGTCCAAACTGTAAATGCAGGTACTTCTGCCTTGCATTTAGCCCTACACTTACTAAAAAAACCAGCAACTCATCAACAAAATTTTGATGGAGTAGCATTTTGGGATCAACAATGGCCCGGTCTAGAACCAGGTGATGAAGTATTAGCAACAGCTATGACTTGTACTGCTTCAAACTGGCCTATTTTAGCTAATGGTCTTAAAATTAAATGGGTAGATATTGATCCTGAAACCCTAAATATGGATTTAGACGATCTAGCTCGTAAAATTACTCCTAAAACTAAAGTTATCATGTTAGTTCATTGGGGTGGGTATCCTAACGATTTAGATAAAGTTAAAAAAATTCAAGAAAAAGCTTACAGAATGTATGGTTTCAAACCAGCAGTAATTGAAGATGGAGCGCATTCATTTGGCTCAGAATATAAAGGTAAACGAATTGGAAACCATGGTAATTTAACTATGTTCTCTCTTCAAGCTATCAAACATATTACTTCAATTGATGGTGGTGTTTTAAGTTCACCTCATAAACAACTTCATAATAGAGGTAAATTAATTCGTTGGTATGGTATTGATAGAGATGGAGATAGAAAAGATTTTCGTTGTGAAGCTGATATTGAAGAATGGGGTTACAAATTTCATATGAATGATGTCTGTGCTACAGTGGGTATTGAAAATTTAAAACACGCTGATGATATTATCTCTAAACATAGAGAAAATGCTGCTTATTATGATAAGCATTTACAAAATGTAAATAAAGTTACTTTATTAAAGCGTGAAGAAGGATTTGATTCTGCTTTTTGGATTTATTCACTTAAAGTAAAAGAT